GGTATTCAAAGTAAAAGTGCCGACCTTGTTCTCGACCTGTTTCGACAAACCACTCGGAGTCAATATTTGCGTTGTGTAGACTAAGGACCCATTGCAGATTTTTCCAACCCACGGCCCCGTCAACGTCGAGCACAATGACGCCGGATATTTTGCCGCAAGCAACGCCAATATTGGCATAGTGGTATCTGCTCCACCATTCAGCAATCGTTTGCGGATTGTCTGTAGCATTCTTGACTCCATGCGGAACAAGCGCAGCGATCGGGTGTTTCCCCGGTGACTGGCACATGGGGTTGCCGCATGCGCAGCCCCCTTTGACCGGCCACCACAGCGGCAAGACGTGCGCGCCGATGCGCGCGAGATGCAGCGCTGCCTGCAGCATCCTATCTTCCATAAGCTAGCGCCTGGTTCCCGGCAACCGTTCATGCTCTGTACGGTGGCACTGGCTATGACCACATACGCTGCATACGGATGCAATGTCTAGTGCGTCGCAATGCTCTCCCTCAATGTAACTTCCTCGACAGCGCGCAGCACGAACTTCGTACCACGCTAAAGCTTGCTGTAAAGCGTGGAGGGCGTGCTCCGTTTCAAAACAACTCCCCTGCGCGTTCAGGTATTTAGTGCGATCTATACAAACGCGCAACAACTCTTGAACTACAATTCCGCCATGAAAGCCTGTGTTACCAGGGTATTTAACCCCTTCGTTTTTAACAAAGACGACTTTTTGTTCTAAGTTGTCAGTTCCAACACCTTGCAACAGGTATTCATGCCCTGGATCGATCACGCGCATGCGCCCCTCCCTTACGCCGCGCGAACCCCGAAGCGGGCTCTCAGCTCCGCTTCGTTATCATCGATCAATTTGAGAAGTTCGGGCAACCGATCAATGGGCGGTTTCTTCTGCCGCGACAGAAACGTCAGGAGTATGTTGATCGATGCGTTGAGGTTTCGGTTGTGAACGGCGAATTTTGGGTCCGTTGGGGCGATGTCGATCGCCAACAGCCTTTGCAGTTGCACGATGGCGAGCTGGTACAAGTGGTCGAGATCGTGCGGACTTAGCTCCGGTTCGTCCAGCTTTTTTGACCAGTTTTCGACGTTTGACAGTGCGTCCGCTTCGACCTGCTCCATTGGCTGCACGTTTGCCTGCAGCCTTTGAAACTCTGCGAACTGGCGCGTCAGCTCCTCCCGGCTTGGCCTCGTGTCGTCGTAGTGCATTAAGTCTCTCCATGACGTGCGTTGCCCGTTCTTTGTCGTTCATTTGGGGCGGGATGGGGAAGCCCATCCGATCACGGATCGCCTTTTCGAGCAAGGCAAGACGATTGAAAGCGCGCACGCCGCGGGGGCCACGGGGGTCGCGCCCCATTGTCCACGTCTGCACAGTGGGTCGGGTGCGTTCAAACCACAGGGCGAGGTTTGAGACCGTCAGTTCTCCCGCGTTCATCGCCTTGTTGAGGCGATCGGAGAAAGAAAGTTGCTTCATAGGTTTGTTTTCCTTTTGGTTTATTGCGGGTGTAGTGCGTCCGTGTGCACTCGCATTCACAAGGAGGACCCCCGATTCCTTTCGAACTCCGGGCACCCGCGCAACTAAATTACCCGCGACGAGGTGGCATACGCATGGCCGCCTGCAGAGCCTCCGCAACCTGCGGAGGGGGAGGAGGCGCCCCAGCCATCCCGTACTGAGGAGATACGGCTGGCTGGGGCTGGGCCGGCTGCGGGGACACAGGGGGGGCTGCGTTAACAGCCGGCCGTCTCAGGAACTCGGGGATGTCAGGCATGCCCGGCGCGGCCTCTACGGGCGCTGCTGGTGTCGGGGGAGAGAACTGAGGCGCCTGGGTAGCCGGTGGAGCGGAAAGCTGCTCCTGGGCCGGCTTTCGCGGGCGGCCGCGGGGCTTAGGTTCCTGCTGCGTGGGGACGGGAGTGGCGGGTACTCCACCGTTCCCAGTAGTCGTACCCACGAAAGGGGGGTACTCCTGCCGCTGTTCAGGAGTACGGGGGTGCCCTTCGGGAGAAAATGTGGGCTGTGCTTGTCGCGGTGGCAATTGGAACTGCGGTCCTACTGGAGATTGGTATGCCCCTTGCATTGTTTGCTGCGTTCCCTGCATCGACGGCGCAAGCTGCGCGTATTGCGCCCGAAGCCCGATCGCCTGTTTGACGATCTCCGGGTTGGCCGGCACGTCATTCAATCCGACTGCTGCCACGTCAAGCTGCTGGTCGTAGATGTAGTCAACCATTTGCATCGTATACGTGTCATCGGCATGCGCCACAGGCTCAAATTTAAGACGGGGGTGTGAGGCTTTATCATCGAACGTCAGTCGCGTCACCATCTGCCCCATATCGGGCTTGTCTTTCTGCTGCCGCAAAAAATCACGGTATGCGCGAAGATTTCCCAGTGAGTCTGGCGGAACCTGCAGCTCATACACATTGACAGCTGTATCGCCCTGAATAATGAACGCGAGCTTTTGCCGATCGGAGCATGCCTTGCTGCCCTTACCGGTCTGTGGATTAATCTTGCTGTTCATCTGGTTATGCGGGCATGCCGAGCACGTCGACGACTGCGGTTGCAGCGCATTCGAGCTGGGGCCGATCCCGTTGTCGCTGTAACAGGTAGGCGGCGTACCGCTATCCGGCGCATAAGCACCGTCGAAGTACAGCTTGCTCGTCTTCGGATTAGCCCTAATGATCACCACATCAAGGTGAAGATCGGGTACAAGATATTCTTCACCATTGGCGTTAATAAGTCGGAACCGGGCGGCACGGATCGAACAGTGCGCGCCTCGTGAAGTTCCGAGCGCGAGATCATCATTGACTGACACTCGACGACGGGAATTTTCTGCTTGTGCGTTCATCACTCACCTTTCAAGTAGCGAGTTACCCTCGCGGCCAGATGTTCAAGTTGCTTGCGATACCAGCGCTTCATACTATTGCGCCGCTTGCGTTTCAGTTGTGCTCCTTTATGGCTCATTTTCGTATGTTGCACCTTCGCCAATACTCGATCGTCACGCCGGGAGGCGGCTTACCACCCGACTTGTCGAGGTAGTCCTCCACGGGGTCAAGGAGAACTCCGATGTCCAGCATGCCCCACCCGTCGTGTTCCCTGACATGCTCCAACAAAGCATCGCGGTTGTCAACCTTGGGCTTTAGACCAGTGCTGATGTAGGCAGTGCCCGCATGCGTCTTGACGTGCTTTTCTCCTTGCTCGTCCAGCTTCAGCAAGACGAAATTCTTGATCGTGTTCATCGCATCGGTGTAAGGCTTCATTGCCTCGGCTTGTTCCTTGGCGAGCGATTCCGCGTCAGCCTTGACCGCATGGAACTGCTTGATAAGTTCTTCCATGGTGTAGGGAACTTGCGACTCAGTTGCCATTTCCATCCCCCTCTTTCGCAAGCCCCAGTATGAGGCCCTGCATGTTCTGATTGGCGCTCAGGCGCCGGTAGATTTCCCGCTCAACAGGGGTCGAAGCAAGTCGTACAATCGTCGTATGTAATTGCTGTCCTGGGCGATCAATGCGTCGATTGGCTTGAAGGTAGATTTCAGTTCGATCTGTAGGACCGTACCAGACCACGACAGACGCAGCAAAGAGATCGAGCCCGTGTGACATGGTGCCGGGGTCCGCGTAGAGTATATTCGGTGCACTTCCTTCTGATTGGAAGCGTCTAAAAATATCATCCCTATCTCGGGGGTCTGGGAAGTCAACCCCCGTAATGAATTCGCATGAGAATCGGTCATTGATTCCTAGCTCCCCGTCCTTTTTCCACCATTTCAATCCTTGCGCATAGAGCATGCGTACCACACTTGTCAAGGATGAAAAAACCAACACTTTCGTTGGCGCTTCGTCCAGCACAGCCTTAAGCTCTGCGATGCGGGGCTTGCAGTCAATGTAATGAGCAAAATGCTCTCCGTCGTACACTGCGCCGGAGCTGATTTGAATCAGTTTGGTACGCAGTGCAGCTTCATGTGGGACGGTCAATTGTTTACCTTGCCCAAGTCTAAGGACCAGCTCGCGCTTCAGCTCGTTGTACTTCTCTTTCTGTTCGGCGCTGAGAGCCACGTCGCGGGTCTCCTCCGTGCAGGGAGGAACGTCGGTGCAGTCGCGCATCTGGAACCGGATGGACGGCTGCAATAGCTTGTGAGCCTCTATGTGCGCGCCCGGTTTCGGTGCCCATTTGAAGTTGGTGACTTGTACCATTATTCTTTTTTTGTAAGACGTATAAGGCTCACCAAAAGCGCCGTTAACCATCCGTGCGAGACCGTGAGCGTCGAGCGGACCATTGCTAGTTGGTGTTCCAGTAAGTGGCCACAGGTAGGGTTTGTCTTGGAATACCGCTCTAGCGACTCGTGAGCGGCGTGAAGTTCCGTTTCTAAACGCCGAAGCTTCGTCAACAATGACGATATTGATGTCTTGTCTATATTTAATGGCATACGGGACCGTGTGTTCTTTGAGGACGATTCTGTTTTTCGTGTCATATTCAATCCCCACGCAAAGTCCGTCATGGTTGATGATGTAGAAGTCTACGTCAGTGTCCAGCGCTCGCATGCGTGCGTCAGATGTGCCGTGAACGATCTTGCACTTGCGCCGGCCCATGAAGTGCGTGAACAGCGCATCGGCCCACACCCGACGCATGATGGAGAGAGGGCAGACGACCAAGGCTTTCTGGCCGGGGTTGCGCTTCATGATGAAGTCGGCCGCCCACAGGCTCGCCAACGTCTTCATCGTCCCCATATCTGACAAGTTGAATGACCGAGGATGCAGCACCATGAAGTTGGTCATGATCCGTTGGTGTTCCCTGGGGTAGTAGGGCACGCGGATCGGCCAGTCGTAGTTCTCGTCCGTCACCGGAGGCAGCACGGGGAGGCGCAGGAGCCGAAGCTTCTGCATGTTCTCCAGCGTGGCCTCGACGGCAATATCCCCGAAGGAGTGACTGTTGGGTCGCGTGACCTGGATCGCGTTCGTATACTTCAAAGCGAAGTCCTGCGTCTGCATGGGCAGGTTGGGATAGATCAGCATATTACTTGGTTTATCGTACCAGAAGGTCATATAGTACCCCATAACGACGTCAACCAAAACGCAAGCATTGCCCCGACCATAATTCCTACTGCAAAACCAATAGCTAGAATAGCTATATCTTCTGTCATAGCGTCGAAGCCCACAAATTAAAGAATGTACGGATATGATCGATGTTGTCACCCCAGATGGCGAAGCCCCCTGCGTCCTTGATCCGCTGCATCACCATCGTCTGCCGTTCGGTCGGCACTTCATCGGGCCGCTTGGTCTCGATCGCGAAGAATTGACCCTTGTAGCATCCCAGGAAGTCTAGCGTCGCAGCCTGCATCCCGGTCGGCACAGGCATAAAGTACCACGCGCCGGCTTCATCGAGCATGTTCTTCACTTCGACCTTGAGCTTGCGCTCGGTCCGGGGGTGCTTGAAGGTTTTCATGTGGCAGGCTTCATTGGAAAGGTGATGACGTTGGGGTCACCGCTCGCCTGCGGCAGGTCGGCAGCTCGGAAAATGAACATGGCTTTGACTTCGGATACTGGGAAATATCCCTCCCCGTTGGCTATGATGACGTAGCCATCTTCGTGCATTTTAACCACGAATTTTTCAAGGGAGAAATCCGGTCCAAGCACGGAGTCGGAATAACCACCATTGAAAAATATACGGAGCATGCGTTGCGGTTGATCGTTCATTTACATTCTCGCTATGTAGTTCATCCCTAAAACAAAGATGACTACAGCAAACACAAGGCTTACTAGAACAAAAGCCATGGGCCAATTAAAGTCGTTCATTTTCCCACCGTATTGTATTCGCAGTCCTTCACAGGACACCAGCCACAGAGAGGGTTAGGCCGCTTGGGCCAATCCTTCTTTTCCTCGAACTGCTTCATCTGCACCCACTTGTTACGCAATGTAATAAAGGTGTCGTCAGGATGCAAGGTATACCTTTGTCCAGGCCGCCCCTCCATGAACCAATAGTACTCCCCAACGATCGGGTCGAGCCTTGGATGGTTCGTCTTCAGCAGGAGCGCTTGGCACTCCAGCTCGAAACGATCCTCGCGAACCTTCCCCGTCTTCCAATCAACGATCCATGCGCCACTGGTTGGCGTCATACAGGCCACGTCCAGCTTGCCACGGAACCACGCGGCTTTATCGTCATAGGCGCATGGTCCATCCATCGTCATGGCCAGCTTGTACTCGACACGCAGAGGGTAGGTGTCGGGCATGTTACGGAACAAGTCCACGAGCGCCTGCGCCGACTTCCACTCCTCGGGCAGCTCCATGTCCTTGCCTATGGCGTTCTCCATGGCGACGTGCATGCGCGTGCCCTTGTGTTGTGCCTCGGACTTCTCCTCGTAGGGCAAGTCCTTCTTTATATACTTCCTCCATGCCTTGTGCGGGCAGTTGTCGAAGTCGTTGTAGAAGGTGTAGGAGGGGATGAAGGTCACGGCCATACATTCCAATGTTTAAGGGCACATCGAGCAGCGGCTAAAATTGCAACTGCGACGGCAATTTCAATTGCAAACCCCCCAATTGCAAGCCAGTTCGTAGATTCAGTAGTTACTGTAACAATCGGATAGTTAGATGTCATTTTTTATACTCCTTTCGCATAGGCGTGACTGATATAACCTTCCGAATCCAAGGGAACGTCCGGCATCCATGGCGGCGGCCGGCACAACTCCGCATGGAGAAAGGCAGCGGCGGCTTCCGCCTCACTCTCCCGGCATACGCATATCAACTTGTCATGCTCGCTAGAGACCACGCGCAGCCCCGCCTGCCGGCAAGCTAGCCAAGCGTTTCCTAGGTGCACGCGGGCAACACCTTGGATGTAGTTCTCTACCAGCTTGGGACCGTACATCCTCGCAAAGCCGTTTCGCGTAGCTACTCGCCAGTCCCCGTATTCGTCCTTGTGCAGTGTTGAGTAGTCCAGCCACAGACCGTTCGGCAGGTAGAGCCTCTTGTTCTCCACTCGACGCCTCAACCACTCGAACGTCTCCCCGCGCGCCATGGCCTCCAGGACGTGCTTGGCACTATCCCATAGGGCTACGACCCACTTATGCGTCGATCGATAGAGATCGCGTGCGGCTACCCCTTCAGCATCTGTAAGGTATACCGGAGGACCATAAGTGCCCCGGCGAGCAGTAGCAACAATACTAGGGCCTCCAGCACCGTACCCACAAGACAACTCAAGCTGCTTGCCAGTGCCTCTTTTAGTCTCCATCTCCTCATAGCGCGGGTCTCCCTGCTTCGGCTTGTAGACTTCATGCCCGTAGAACTGACTGGCGATACCGATGTATGGGTCTTCCTTCCTGCGAAACTTCTCAATCACGTCCGACTGCCCCGCCGTCTCGTTGAGCATGCGGCACTCGATCTGCGAGGCGTCGCGTACTACGATCACATCGCCCTTTTCAACCGTGATCCCCTGCCCCAGCTTGGCCCCACGACGGAAATTCTGCCAATTCATCTTGTCCCCACCACTCCAGCGCTTGGTATGCGCGCCGCAGTAGTTGAGGTATACGCAGAGCTTGCCTCTATCCGTCATACTCCGCAAGCGCTGGGTGCGAGTCAGCGTGAGATTACTTGCCGCATCGAGCCGGGCCTGCGCTAAGGCAGCCACGCGCGGATTCTCGTCATCCACCAACTCGCGCATAAATTCATCGGTTTTAGCAAAAGCTGGGATCGGGCCATTCTTGCCGTTCTTACGCTCTACCTCGACGCCTTCGGCTTCCAGAAGATGAATCAGAGTCTCATTCTGCCGAAGCTGCGTCGTCGTCACGCCTAGTTCGGCGAGGAGCTGGTCCTTGGCGTTTCTTTCCTCCCTATAGACTTGATCCAGGACGGCGGCATTACCCACCAATACAGGCTCTGTGAACAAGCGCACGGTCTCGTCGATAAGGGCAAATTCCGAGGCCGGAAACCCCTGGGATAGGAGACAAAATAAATGCCAAGTGAGTCCCACGTCATGGCAGCATCCCGAGGCCACTGCTTGCTGCGTCGCAGGTGCCAGTTCATGCCAGTGCTTTCCTTTGAAAAGGTCGTATGGAACATTCTTCGCCCCCAATCCGAAATGCTCTGCAAGCGCCCCCAGCCCCTTAGGAAGGTGTGGCCCCAGCACGGCACGCGCCATCGAAAGGGTATCGAACCACATCGCCGGCTTGATGCCGTAGTGGTGTGAGAGGATCAATCCGTCAAAGTGTGCGTGGTGTGCGAGGCAGGCAGTAGTTGACCAGTCTAGATTAAGCAGCAATTTTCTTAGGTCTTCCCCAGTCAACCACCATGATCCCGTTGCTCCGTTTTCACGCAAAGCAGCGCCATGCGCTTCAAAGCGGGGATCGCGCACGTATTGTTCCGTCGTCATCTTGTCCAGGGTGTATTCCTGGTCAAAGAATGACTCGAAGTCAAGTGTGATGATGTTCACAAGTAATCACTCTCGTCGTAATCATCAATATCATCAACTGAAAGCTCACAATGATGACAGAACCATCCCCCAATGATCCCTATATCGGGCTCACTCTCCTGGTGTTCCATTTCCAAGTCACACTTAGGACATCGCATCATATATCCTCCCCACAAGCCTCGACCCAATGCCAGTAAATTCCCTCAAAGTACGCGTTAGCGACTTCGGCTTGGTACTCCATCTCGGCCTTGTCCGCCATGCACTCCCCGTGGCCCGTCTGGCCCGTCATGAGTTGAACCCATACGATCATCCACATTACGGTTTCATTCCAAATTCAGCATCATCACAAGGCGCGACGTTAGGATCGTACTCGCGCTCGTCTTTCTCATCCGTGTGGCGGCGGGCGGCGGAAGTCGATTTGCGGCTTCGCCATGCTTTCTTGGCGGCCAGGGTCCGACGAACTTTCTCCGGAAATTTCTTCACACACATTTGGTTGCCTCTTGCGTTGATACCCCAAGTTCCTACCTCGCACGCCATCGTCATAGTACACGCGGCGCGCGTCATCTGGCGACTGCCCCGTTCGTCTCGCCACACGCAACTGGTCAAGCAGAGCCTCTTTTCTCCTGGGCCACGGCTCGACTCTCCCCGTTTCCCAGTTGTTCACGGTCTGTGACGAGACTGTCAACTTATGTGCAAGCTCTGCCTGTGTCAAGCCTACCGACTCGCGATAGGCTCTTATCGTCTGGGCGAAGGTCATTTCAATCGCAACCCTACAAGGTCCTCTCCCGGTTCGTCCTCTTGCCCCTCAAGATAGTGATTGCCATATGTGCATTGGATACACAGCCCTTTCAGGCCTTTTATAACCACGTGCTCACCGGCTTCGACGCAATCAAAACCTGCATCCGCGATCAAAACGTCGCCTTCTTTTACCTCTGACAACTTAGTCATCTGTCTCTCCTTCATAGTCTATGGCAAGAACACCCAGAGCAAGCAGGCGCACAGGAAGCCCGTCACGGCCACCGTGCCGACACACACGAGAAAAAGGCGCTGGTCCCTCCGGCACTCGATCTCGTACACGCAACCATACTGTTCCGCTAGCCTCTGCCGGAGCACGTTGGCCAGCTCGGCCTCAAATTCATCCTTGGGTGGGTAAGTTTTCATGCTGTCAGCCCCTTTCAATGTTGTCCAGTAATCTGCGATGCGGAGCATTCCGCTACGCTGTTTCTCGGGGTTCAAGTCTACGATCGGGGGGAAGGTCATTCGAGACGAGCCCCTGCCAGTTTTGCGTACACGAGCCTATTGCACATCTCTCCCAAGTACGCGACTTGGGAGAATCCAATGGTGTAGATGAACAGCCTGCCGTCGCCGAGCTTAACGCATAGCTCCCTATCGTCTGAGCTGGTTGGCCTCAAGAAAACGGATGCTCTCTCCGGGGCGTTTACATTGTAATCCACTGCAACCCCCTTATGACAAGTGTGATGACTACTGCCAGCGTGCATAGCGCCAGCAGGGCGAAGGGGAGAGACAGGAGGAGAACGCTGACTATCCCGTTCTGGTTTTTCAGGCTCATGCTATCCCCCGTCGAACAGAGCGCGCAAAGCCGGGTAGCGTTCATCGCGTTCAAATACGCTTTCCTCGTGGAATTTCATGTCGCCACGATGGATCGTTATGTGCCCAAATTCAGTAAGTGCGGCAACATACATCCGACCGTCATCACCGTCAACAATGCGCATCTTGCGTGCGTATGTCAACAACTTTGGTGCAGTAGGAGGCTGCAACGGCAGGAACGTCGTGCGATGTGCCCGCTCTCCACGCGTCGGGTGCTGCTCAATTTCAAACACCGCTGTTCCGCGCTTGGTGCCGCCCATCGGCCAATTTTCAATGGTGGCTGACATTCGTGGATTGCTGTATATTTTCATGTTACCCTCCGGAGCGCTGCGGAGTGCCGCACACTGCCAGCAGATAGCGTGGACTTACGTGTGCGGCTAACCGCAAAGCTTCAATCTGCGTCTTCTGCGTCATACAGCTCGCAAAGGTAGTCCATCGCTTCTTTTTCCGACTCGAATGGTCCGGACCATTCCGTGCGATCCATGTAGCCCGGAGCGGAGAGGCGGCAGAACCAGCCCGTCACCAACTCGCCATCGAACCCGCCATCGTCATCGCAGCGGATTACACCTTCCGTGTATTGGCCGAGAGAGTCAGCGTTGATATTGAGGCCAACGAGATCGCTGGGGACACATTCCGTGCCACACGTTGTTTCGACCTGCCAGCATTTCATATGCTTAACCTGTTTCTGCATGAACGCCATGTCTCAATCTCCCCTCGTTTCGATGATTGAGTGTCTCATGGTCGGGAAAAGAAGGCAATAAATATTTGGGTTATTTTATTTCATTGTTTATATAAAGATAGCAATTTAATTAGCTTGACCTCGACGGGTGGGTAGAGTAGGTTATTTGTGTCGATAGGACATGAGGAGGGGAATATGGAACTTGCTCAACAGTACATCGAAAGCCTGCTCTCGATGTACGACTACGAAACCCGCCGCGATATGATCGTCACGCATGCTTGGGAAAGCTGGACCAAAAACGGGCTCGGACTGGACGCGGACGATCGTGCACAGACTGAAAAAACCGTCAGAGATGCCGCAAATAACACCTGGATGGAGGGTATCAACGACGTTGCTTGGCTTGCCGCGACTCTGAGGCGCCTTGGACATAGCTAGTCGCCACTCTCACGAATCACTTCTCCATCGGGCCGCAGCCATGACAGGAATGCGGCCCGATCTATTTTGAGAGCGCGTCGTAAGGGAAGGCAATGCGCACGATACCTTGATACTGGCGCGCCAGCTTGTGGTCGCCAACGTGCTGAGGATCGAATGCGCGCTCGGCCTTGGTGAAGATCGGCCGGCCTACCTCGATGAATAGCCAACGGTCGCGGCCGGGGTAGTAGATGCGATGCCACGTGGCGCCCCGTAGGTGCCAGTTGACGAGCTGCTCGTGCGACAGGCCGGCCGGCGGCTCTCCCGGCGCAGCGCGCTCTACAGGGCGCCACAGCACGCGGTAGATCGTTGGCACTCGACGGGGGTTGCCGTCGTGCTCAGGTGGCTCTGCGTCGGTCATGGTGTCCAAGACCTCTTCCCGGACCATGTAGCGTGCCTTGCTGGGGCGGAACGGGTTCTGCTCGTTGAGCATGGCCTCTAGATCGGCTGTGACCAGCATGACCCCGCCGCGTGCATGAATGAACGGAAGCTTGCCTTGGTAGACGCGGTGCCAACGCCTGTCGATTTCTCGACAAGGGGCGGGGAGAATTTCGAAGCGTGTTTGCGTGCCTTTGTAGGTTTTAATGTGGGACCGTCCACGTCCGGTATATTCGCCCTTACGAACTGTCAGGATGCGATCTTTGGTCAAGCGCTGGAATTGCATGCTAGGATCAAATTCCTTCAGAAGCATTTTTCGCGGCGGGCCTTGTCGGAAGCCTGAAATCTTTTTCACGGGTTTTTCTCCTTTAACGTGGAACCTGCGTGCGCGGTTGGCATCCATGTGTCAGATTATAGTGTGTTGATTGTGTTGAAAGTTTGGAGGTATTTAGTCACATCTTCAATAGAAAGAGCTAGTCGCAAGCCAGAGGTTTGTGTATGGTTTGTTCTCACTATAAAAACTAAAAGGAGAACAAAACTTTTTACTCCTGATCTTCTCCTTTATAAAAGATATGACTAAATACTAAACTTTCCCTTGTCGAATCAAAAGTTTAGCCCCTGTCACGTCGATGCCAACCGCGCACAAATGCAACTTATTTACAACTTATTTAATTCGGCGGAGTTGCATTTTCCCCCATAGGTTCGAGTGAAAACGGTTGTGCAGACCCTAGGTTGTATTTGAATTAGGACTGCTGTCCTATAATTAGGACTTCATTCCTAGCGCTGGGGGCTTGGGTCCTAACTCGGGATAGCAGCGGGGGAGGGCGCGGGGCGAAATTTTTGCTCACGTAACATATAATTCGCAACCCATTTTCATTTCCATATAAATATTTATTTCCACATTTCCCGCGCCAAAAAATAAATATTTGGACGTACCCGGTTTGTTCTGCGCCCGGCCCCCGTCGCACTCGGGAGCCTCGTCTCAGAGGTTGAATACCTGTTGGCTTTCGTGGGTCGTAATCCAGAGGGCACCACCTCCTCTCAATAAAAAGACCCCCAGAAGGGGACTGGTCGGGTGAGACGGGGCCGACCACTTCTGGGGGTAGTCCAGGGAGGAAACACGCCGTTGCGGAACGGCGGTTACTTCTTAGCACGCTTGGCAGATTTGTCAACCTTCTCGTCTTCAGCGTACCCAACGGCTTCATTGGTGGGTTTGCGAAGCGACGCCTCCACTTCGACTGTGCTTCGCTGGGGATCGGAGTCACCCCAAGAGCCCTCGGCGGGCGCATGGTACCCCGTCGAGGCCTGCCCATGTGGGTGTATCTTCAACGCCTGCCCATCCGGCCCGAAGGTGATCGTGCTCGTCTTGGTCTTGCTGTCGTGGGCACCGACGAGTAGATCGGGCACCGCGATACGTAGCCACTTATTCCCGCTCCCCGCGTGGGTGCCAAACGTGATGGTCACTCCGGTATTGTCGTCGTGTATCTCCTGGTGCTGGCACTCGAACTTGTCTTGCTCATTCATCTCTAACCTCCTAGACATCTTGTGAACACAATCTACTGCGCACCTGCCATTATAGAAGGATCAAGGCGAATGAAAGTCCCATTCTCTCTCGTCAGCACGGCGATATTTGGCGGTTCCTACGACGAGGAGACGCAAGAGCTTGACCTGACTTTCTCCAACGGTCGGACTTACAGCCTGCACAATGTCCCCAAGACCGTCGTGGAGGAACTTCAGGAGGCTCCGAGCGCGGGGAACTACTTCAGGGAGCGGATGAAGGGGAGGTATTAATGGCGACGGCGGAAGAGATAATCGCGCGATCTCCGGGGTTGAAGCGCAACGTACTGAGCCGGTACGGCAAGAAGTGGCATTTGCGCGAGAACTACCAGATGACGCAGGAGGAGCGTGACAAGATTCTTGATGAACTGTACGGAGAAAAAGACAGTGGACAGGGATAGCTTCAAGGACCACCCGCAGTCAATCGGAGAATTGAAATCCGATCGAACTGACGACTGCAAGGATTGGACTCCGAGGGATGTCCTTATCCATGTTCTTCGTGGCATTGATAAAGGAGAAATTAACACTTCTGTTCTACTTGTTGCTTGGACAGAAAGTACGGAAGGAAGGCATAGTAAGGGACATTTCAGGGTGTCTTCCTCCGATGCGCTCGTGACGATGGGGTTGCTGCAGACCACCATGTTCAAAATGCAGGAATAAGAAGTGATCGACGTAGCTTCTCTCACTCCACTGGAACAGGCGGTGATCCGCCTGTCTCCCCAGGTCAACCCATACAACGCACATAGGACACTCTTTGCGCACAGACACCCGAACGAAACGCCGGATTTCCACTTTGACATCATCCGCGACCTACATGGAGAAAGTAGACGACTTCTGTTCCTTGCTTTCCGTGGCGCAGCAAAAAGTACTCTTGCTGAGGAAGCCATCACGATCGGAGCTTGCTGGCGACGTTTTCGAAATCATATCATCATTGGAGAGAGCGCAACTCGTGCTTGCGAGCGTCTTGCGTCAGTTAAGCACGAACTCGACTTTAACCCATACATCCGCGCCATCTTCGGAGACCTCCACGGCCCCGTCTGGAACGAAGACAAAGTTGTCCTCAATAACGGAGTCGTCATCCAAGCTTTCGGACGAGGGCAATCTCTCCGTGGCACTAAACACGATGACCAGCGGCCTGACTGCTGCCTCATTGACGACATCGAGGACGAAGAAAGTGTAAGCTCCCCCGAGCAGAGGAATAAGACCCATGCTTGGTTCATGCGCACACTTCTCCCTGCGCTCGCTCCGGGCGCTTCCATTCGCATTCTTGCTAACCTTCTTGATCCTGATTGCCTCGCCGTGCGATTGGAAAAAGCTGGGGGATGGACGGTACATAAGTATCCCTGGGAAGTCGTGGCGGAAGATGGGGCTCGCCGAGCGATTTGGCCTGATCGTTTCAGTCTGGCGCACATTGATGCTTCCCGACGAGAGTACGAACACGCCGGAATGTTGAATGAGTACATGCAAGAGTACATGGTAGAGGCGGTCGATCCGTCCACGCGCGTTTTCACGCGAGCCATGTTCAAGGTCGAGCCGATCGTGCGTACTTGGCATCCGACGTATGCGATGTACGATCCGGCGCGGACGGTCAAGGCTTCATCGGCGCATACGGGAAAGGTGGT